GACAATATATGTTCATCGCTAGAAATAAGATCAATATTCTTGATACCCGGCACCAACTGTCCCTGGGCTCCTGACCAACCTTTTGCAACCTTCTCACGAACTTCATTGTAGATATACTCATTGCGCAAGTCTTTGTCTCGAAAGGCCTTGCGATTACTTTCTAGGATCTCATTAACCTGTTGGCTACGCAAATTATAGAATTGATCTAAATTTGGTTTCAGTTGATTGATCACTTGTCCTTGTTGGGCAATGTATCTTTCATTCTGTTGCATATTTGCTTGTATCCTTGCCCGTTGTGCAGGGTCAGATGTCTGTGCCAACTGTTGCTGAAATACTGTTTGGTAATTCTGCGTTTTTACAATTTCATCGTAAGCCTTTTGTAATTGAGGTCTTACAGTAAATTCCATCGCCAATAAAAGACCTTCAGTTTCGCTTCGTTTGTTTTGTAAGTACTCATCAAACTCGGCTCGCTCAATCTTTAATTGTCTTGCATCTTCACTGATTGCTGCACCTTGACCTAATATGGCTGCGGCTTTCTTGGCATCAATTTCGATTGTTTGTCCATTGCGTTTGAACTTGAACTTGGCGTTCGGGTTCTCTTCGGCAAATTCTAAAAAATCAATAATATCTGCTTCGGACGATTCTGTCGGGCTTACCGCTTCCGGGGCGTCGGCATCATCGCTGCTTAGGCTATACTCTGTTTCAGATCCATCAACTTCTGGCTCTACTAAATCGGTATCATTGTCAGCAACATTATTATTACCAACCTTGACTCCTTCTGGCGCCACAGGAGCCGCTTCACCTGCCGGTGCTTTGGACCCTGCTTCAACTGGTTCAGTAGCCTTCATTTGGTTACGCAATGTAAGTTCTTTCATTGCGGCCATCTTCTGCGCTATTGCGTCCAAACCTGAGTTGACATTTTCGACACGGACCGTCTCCACTGGGAGATTAGGGGCGTCGGTTACTATGTTTTCCATAGTTCTCCTTTATGTTAAGCGTTGGGCTGTTCGGTTTCGACTACTTGTCGAGTTTGTTCAGTTACCACGCGGTCTTTTAATTGCCTTGCTCTTTTCAGCACTGCAATAAAACTATCAATGCCCGAGAGTTGATTCGCAAATGCTACTCGTGCACTATTATCTTGTTCGGTATGTGTCCGTATTTCGGTCATCATATCCATGGTTTCTAATTGAAATTGTCTAACAAATAAAATGAAATCTCTATTACGCAATATGTTTTCAGCCGCAGTGCCAATTGACTTTACTCGATCGGCCTGTGCTGGCGTTAATTTTTTAATATCATTAATATTAACTGCCATCTTGTTACTGAAGGCATCTACAATATCCTGTTCAATCATGTCAATTCCAATGTAATTTATTTATTTATTGTCCGTAAGCACGAGCCTTGTGTTCCTTTATTAAACTATAGGCTTCTAATTGTTGTGCGGCAGTATTGCCAGCAACATCGGCTTGTATCTGTTGTGCTCTTGCGGCATCCAACTGTGCACTTGCCATTTTCTTTTGGTCATCTGCTGAAGGTTGTTTTGTGGCAGCCGCTTGTTGTGCTTGCTTGACCATTTCTTGTACTTCTTCATCAGTGGGCAAATATGTGTCACAGTCCTTGACGCCTAGCACATACAACATGTCGGCATAGGGCTTTTTAAGTTTCTTCAATAGGCTAGGAGTTAGTGCTCCTGTTTGGCTAGCGGCAGCAACTTCTTGTGCCATACCTTGTTGTGCTTGCTTGATAATCTGCAAGCGTTGTAGACTGTTCTCTTCTGACTTCATACCCAGTGCAAGATCCACATGTATGGTCTTGCGTTCGTTGAAGTTCATGTCATCAAATGCTTCGTAGTCCAAGAAGATGGGCTTTTTCTCTGGGTGGAACTCTTGTGCTAGTTTCTTAACACCATAGTCATCACCATAAGCAACCAAAGTTCTCCAAATTAACCAAATGGCATCTTTCAAACCTTCAGCACAGTTCTTGACTGTGTTGTCTTGGATAATTTGGTTTGGTGATAAAGCCAAGTTTAGTTTGGCACCGCTATTGCCCGGATCCATAACTTCAGGATTAAACACATCTTGTGGCGATGTCATACCCACCATGGCCATGCTATCCTGTTGCATTCTCTGCATTGTGTTGTCTAAGAACTGTGGATTGCCTTGTGGCACTGGCATTTGGTAAATGTCTGTTGCAGGATTAAACTTTGAATCTAGAATAAAGATTGCGGCTTCGCCATCTTGTATTTCTTCAAAGTCCACACGGTCAGGTTTAACACCAGTACGCGGAGTAGATTGCAACAAGCCCATCAGCAGTTCTGCACGATAGCCACTTGTCATATACTCTTGCATAGGCACCACTGATTCAGCAATGGCCATACCATAGAAGTTTTGGCTCAAAGGTTTTGGTACCATATTGGCCACAGGAATAAACTCTACTTCTCGGGCGGAAATAACATACTGACCTGAATAGATGAGTTCGACGATTTCGAGTTCGCCATCGTTGTCAATGTCGTATCTATTCCATACAGTAAGAACGGTAACTTGTCGAGCCTCGGGCTCTTGTGCTGAGTATCCCTGAGCAGGTAAGCCATTGATAGGAACAGAATCACGAGCATGCAAGGCAAGATTATTGAGTAAACTTCCTGCCTGGTAACTGCCCACATTTGAATACTCTGCATATACTTTGAACTGTTCGAGATCAATGTCAGGATATAATTCATAAGCCTCCTGGATACTCATTGGTTTGTAAAATCCGCAGAATGGTTGCTCTTCGATTGATATCACTGTTGGATCACACATCCAGTAGTGTTGTGCAATGGGACGGAACTTGATGTTCAAGTTGTAGCCAGTTAATTTGTATTTGGCTTCGTAAATGGTATTGCGATTTACGCTGTCACTAATATGATCTTGTTCAGCGGCTGCATGATCAGGTTCTTCAACAGGTTCTTCACCGGGTTCAGCGCCAGCCTGTTGACTTTGCAAGCGTTCAATGGCAGCATTTAATTCAGCAGTGTGTTGCTCCGACGGCAACATGTTGCTGACCTGTTGTAATTCTTTCAACACAGAATCCATATCCACATGATGTTTGCGTTTACTAGTACGCAAGGCTTTTAAGCCAGCATCAGCAGCCTGTTGCTCAAATGCAGTCAATTGATCGTTTGTGCCGTGTGTGGTAATGTAACGCACAAATGTTTCACGCATGGGTGCAACCAACATTTCACCATTCTTGTGTAAGCAAGCATCCATTACCCAGTGTTGTAGGATAAAGTGTGGATCATTGTTTTGATTAATCAACTTGTGCACCATTTCGGTGGCTTGTCTTGCTGCCGCTTCATCATCCTCATTGTCAGCCACAAACTCAAAATTGATTTCGCCGTTTTGTGCAATGCCTTTGGTGATCACACTAGTTGCATAATCAACTACAGGTTTTACCACAGGGTGAATATAGTCCAAGCCATTTACAGGATCAGTTGAGTTGGTCACTGCCAAGTTCAAGTAGTGATAATCACTGATACGATTGATATTGTTCTTTGTGGCCAACAAGCGCAAGTTGGCGGCACATTTTTGGTCAAGCAAACTCTTCATCTTGACAAAGCGGGCCATGATCCCACTGTGTCCATTTAAATTAGAGATTACGACATTTCTTAAGTCGAGCATGTTTGGGTTCCCGTAGTCATATAGTTATTTAGCACTTACATTACCCCGCCCTCTGGCGACCAACTGCGTTTCCAAACAGGACGATCTGTCTGATTTTTCTTAGCGGCTTGTAGGGCACGCATATTATGTTTGGCAGCCGCAAATCTTGCTTGGGGACTACGATCATCCCAAGGTTCAGCAATGCCCTGCAAACAAGCAATTAGGGCATAGCGGGCACTATCTATGCAATCGTCGGGATCACTAAAGCGTCCGTGTTGATCCACATAGTAGTTTTGTGCTTCGCGCAGGAATTCCACACAGTTTTCATTCACATGTAGTGTGCCTAATTCCAGCATTTGTCGCATGACATTGATACCAAAACTTTTGTGATTTGTGCGTTTACCTAGATCATCAGGAGGATTCATAATGGCATCAGGATGCACATTCAATTCATACTGTTCAAACAGTTGTCTAATGCTTTGGCTGTTCATTGTGTAGCGTCCTTGTGTGTTGGCGTCCGCTGGCAACACAATGGGTGTTCCAAACACTTCGGGACGCATGAGATGATTGATGTAGTTGATAGGATTGGCTTCTTCTGTGCCTTTGACCACTATCTGTGTGTGCAACCAGGCTTCTTGTATTTCTGGATGCCAATACATCAGGGATACCACTGTCTTGTCATTAACAAGTCCCAGGTCAAGTGCAATGACACGGTGTAGACCATGAGTGTTGCGGAAATCATAATCGCCAATCTTGTAGGTAGGCCACGATCTGATTTGGAACACAGCGCCTTTGCCCATAACAGGCACACCATTACGGCGAGCATCTCGTTCATGTGGTAAGTAATCTCGTTCAAGTTGTAGCCTTGTTTCCCGTAATAAGAAAGGCTCGCCCCAGGGGTCGTATTCGGGAACATCGTCCCAGGATACAC